AGGTGTTGATGAAAGTTTGGATATTTCAACATTAACATTTAATTCGCCGATTTGGATTTCACCTCCGGCAAAAGTAAAACGTCAAGCAATTATTCAACAAATTATTGCTGATGTACATTCAACAAGTAGTATAGCAGATTTAGGATATAGTGAAGATTATGCAGACTTTTTTGGCGGCATACCTGACACATTTGAAATTGTTGTTACGCCAGGTGATTATAAAGTTCAAGTTGTAGGTAACAGTGCAATTTTAATAGACGAAAACGATCAACCTATTGCATGGAGTAATATTATAGATCAACAAGGAGAATTATCTGCTACAAGTTTATTAAAATTAAATATTTCTAATGATAGTGATAATCAATTAGGCTTACTAATTGGTAGTGTAACAGCACATCCTACATCACCTTCAACATTAATTTTTAACTTAGATACAGATACTTTACCGACTGATAGTCTAAATGATGTAAACAAAATTATAGATCCTAGATCTAATTATCCAGGTGATGGTACTTTAGACGCGGCAACAACCGGTCAAAGATATTTAATAACCGAAACAATTACAGAGTCAGGCTATCCTAATTGGAATGTCGATGCTAGTGAAAATGATATTATAGAATACAACGGATCAGCATGGACTGTGGTGTTTGATTCTAGCAATATAAGTACAGAACAATTTGTAACCAATAGTTTTACATCAAAACAATTTAAATGGACTGGGAATGCATGGATAAGTAGTTACGAAGGAGAATACAATCCATCATTTTGGAGACTTACACTTTAATGAATACTACAGCGGCAGGAGTTGTATTTCTTGCCAAAGACACAGGCAGATGTTTATTACAACTCAGAGAAGGAACAAAACGATTTAATCACACCTGGGGATTCTGGGGAGGCATAATTGAAAAGGGAGAAACACCCTATGAATGTATCATCAGAGAAATATCAGAAGAAATAGGCATTGTTCCAGAACTTCAAAAACTAAATCCCATAGACGTTTATCAAAGCAAAGACAAAAACTTTTACTATTACAGTTTTGTATATGTGGTGGAAGAAGAATTTTTACCACCCAAACTAAACGGTGAGAGTGCTGGTTTTGCCTGGGTAAACATAGGACAATGGCCCAAACCATTACACAATGGTTCACACATAACCCTCAACAAGAACGGTGGTACTGATAAACTGCATACTATTCTACAAATCCATTCTGAATAAATAATATTGTATGAGCAAAGGCGAAATCATAGATTTTGTAGTTCTGCGAATACAGAGTGAACTGGATAGGTACCAGAGAACAAAAACAATACCTCATTCAATACTCGATGGCACTTATGATATTGAGGAGGTGGCGGAATTGTATTTAGACAAACTGACACCGAAGTATCAAAAACTTGCTAAGAAATTACACAGAGAGTATTATGAAAAGATCGAAGAAAATGTAGAATCTCTCCGAGAGGCCCTTAAAAGAGAGTATGCATCAGTAATGATGCATCTACATACAAATCACAGCAGTTTTTACTTTGACTCAGTTATGAATTTATACAGACCTGATATGAATCCTATTCGTGCTCTGTATTATCAGACACGTGAAGTCATCAGAAGATATAATTCTGAAGACCCGCATCACTATTGGCTAATAGATCTTATAACAGATCGTGAATATAACAACATTATTTGTGATGCTTTAGCAAAAGATATTAAAAAATTAGAACGTGTTATAAAACGATATTACTTTCCTATTGTAAAATATGGAGACGGAATTCCTTTAGAACTGTTTCATGCAAAAAGAACTTTACAAGATTATAGACATTTTTATAACTTTTTTGCGGATATGAAACATTTTGTTCCAGATGAATAATTAGTAAATTTTTACTATGTGATAATCGAACGGCTCAACAGTTTTAATTTCAAAATATTTTCCATCTAAATCTTTACCAACTATATGATTTGGTGATTTTTTAGATATGGCTTTGAGTTTGTATTCTTTTTTAGTTTTTAATGTAGTCTTGGTTCCGTCAGCAGAAGTTACTGTTTCTTTTTGAAACCACACAGTTAGATGATATTCCTCATATATAATTGTTTTCCACCATTGTTTAATTTTTGCTAACATACTAGTATTTATGCTCTCTCATAATTAGAATATTCGTTATTAACAATCCAATTACAAACAATTCTCTCATCTTTGCTGGTATCAATACCTGCACTATGCCAACTATTTTCTGATACTTTAAATAAAAGAAGTTGGCCTGGAAAACCGCCTACTTCAAATCCTAAATCATTTTCTGACCTATGTAATTTAGTTCCAAAAACTTTTTCATCATTGAGATACAATATACCTCTAACAGGTATAGAAAAATTACCATCATAATTATAATCATTATGTGTATCAAGTTCTGAATTTTTATCGAACATAGTTATACCCATATCTATACTTACTACATTTAAATCCCATAATTCATTAATTTTAAATAAAATTTGTTTTTCATATTTTTTGCAAAGTGGTTTTACCGGATGTTCTGATACAGAAACTATATTTGTGTATTCACATACATTAAATCTTTCTAAATTTTTTATGTATTCTTTATAGATATTTTTAACATATTCTTTATCTATAAAATCTATCAATAAGTGTTCAAACGGATCTTTGATTAAATTACTTTTTGATATTGCTTCTAAATTAATCATTTAGATGTTTTTCTATCTACGCCGTCCCATTCACCTTGAGGTACTGGTTGCTTTATTCTTTCTGCATACAGTTCTGCAAGTGTATCGTTCCAGTTATGATCTTTTATTATCTCTATTTGATTTGAACAAGTTGCCCATTCTCTGTTTTGATATGCATCAACCATTCTGTTTACAACTCTTGCATACTTGTGATCGTTTAATATAGTATAAATTGTTACAGGTGCTGTTTGTCCTTTAACTGCAATCTTATCTAGCATAGTTAAATTTTCTGGTGTTGCAATTTGTTTTAACGTATGCTCTGTAAACATAAAAAACACACCATACTCTTTTGTTTGTGCTTCTAAACGTGCCGCTAAGTTTACACTATCACCTAATACGGTATAATCAAAACGTTGATTACTTCCCATGTTACCTACAACTGCATCACCTGTATTGATACCTATGCCAACACCTAATTCCATTAAGCCATCTGCTTTAAGTTCTTTATTTAATCTAGCAAGTTCTATTTCCATTTGTTGTGCTGTTTCTACCGCCAACTGAGCATGATTGTCTATATCAAGTGGTGCTCCCCAAATAGCCATTAAGGCATCACCTATGTATTTGTCTATTGTTCCTTCATTCTTCATAACTAAGTCTGTCATAGGAGTCATATATCTGTTTATTAAACTTCCTAAACCCTGAGGATCGGTTTTAAACTGTTCGCTAATTGGCGTAAAACCTCTGATATCAGAAAAGAAAAATGTCATTGTTTTTGTTTCACCGCCCAGTTGTAACAAGTCTGGATTTTCCTGTAATTTTTTAACCTGTCTGGGGTCTAAATAATGTTCAAATTGTTTTTTAATTTGTTCACGTAATTTGTATTGTTTGTAAAAATTATTAAATGCGGATTGTGTGAAAATTAAAAATCCACTTATCACAGGAAAAGTTGCATCAAACAACATCAATTTGTTTGTGTAAAACCACACACTACCATAGGCCTGTCCTGCTAATATTAATAAGGCTACAGGTGCAGTAAGCAGTAATGGTAATCTATAAACTGCTAATGCCACTAAAATCATAGTCACAGACGCTATAAGAACCTCTATAAGCGACGCTAATTGATTTCTTACTATGTTACTACCATCTATAAAATTTTGTAGCATATGGGCTTGTATATGCTGTGGGTATAAATTACCTCTTGGAGTAGGTACAGGATTAGCAATACCTTCTGCTGTAACTCCTACTATTACAAATTTACCTGCTAAATCAGGTACACTGTCTGCACCAGTGTATTCAATTTCTTCAAACGTGTTATTAAATCTTATGTATGCTGTTCCGTTTGGTTGTGTAATAATAGGCTCGTATGGTGGAACGGCAATTTCTTGTATACCTACTTCTGTGGTTTTAATTACATAACTGGGTCTGCCTGTTTTTACCCTTAGCATTTCCACAGCAAAACTTGGATATATTTTATCACCTACATTTATTGCTAGTGGATATGTTCTTGTTTGATTGTCTGGTTGTGGTGCTGATGCATTTACACCTTTACCATTACTTGCTACTTCCAATATAGGTATATTTGTAACAAGGTTAGGCCAAGTTAATAAAAACTCTTGTGCTGGTATTGGACCTATTGTGCCTGTGCCAATATGTGGACCTGTTGACTTTACTCCTTTTACACTTGGTGTTTGACTTAATACGTTATAGTTTATTGGATTGCGTCTTGCTCCAGGAACATTTACAACATTTTGTTGAAGGAATCCTGCAAAGGTTTCATCTCCCTGAAATCTGTCTTCTTCAGGAAACATCACCGTCCAACCTACTACACCACTATTTTTTGTAGCAAGGTCCACAACTGTTTGAGCAAAATACTGTCTGGGCCATGGCCACTGACCATTAACCGATAGGCTTTTTTCTCCAATGTTTAACAAAACAACATCTTGACTCTGTTTAATTTCGTCTAGTTGTTGATAAGCATCAAAGGTTTGACTTCTGAGACTTTGTAGTGGTGTTGGGTCTATTATTCTTAAACCAAGTAAACAGATAATCCCTACCGCTACAGCATATCCGCTGTATAACCATTTCATAGTAATATTTATCGTATTTTACGGCAGTTTTTTGATGCTCTTCTGTTAACATGGTAGTTGTTTGAAACCACAGCCGCAGTTATAAGAGAAGGTGTTAATAGGTCTTTGTTAGTGATAGTAACAGCCTTATCTATAGTAGAGTAAGTTGGATATAGTATTGCAAATTTTAGAAGTAACATTTCTTCTATTTCTGGCCTTCTAGGAAGTAATGGATTTAATTCTTTAACACAATCATATCTCATTCCACGTTCTGTCGAATATACGTCTAACAACTGTAATGTAGTAAATGTTGCCCACATCCATTTAGAGGCTGGGCGTCTTTCAGGCGTAAATTCTAAATGACTTAGATCATATGGATTATGTTTTAATTTTTCACAAACTACGGGATTTTCAACACAATAATTTTTTTCTTGGCTTGGATCTATTTTGTATAAAAATACCACTTCCTCTACGATGTCCGAAGACCATAGAGGAAGTGATAAAAGGTATGTTATGAATATTCTAAGCATGTATACATACTTATCTTTACTCACACTTTTGCGGATTTTCAGAGCAATACTTCATTACTTTGGCAATCAATTTATGTTGCTCAATAAGTGCTTCTATATCTTCATCTGTATCCTGCTCATTTTTTTGTGAGGCACTGAAATCTTTCTTTTGAAAAGATTTAAAAAATGAGCGTTTTACTTTTTTTCCTGGGGTTCTTTGGAATTTTCTTGAAGTTCGTCAGTTTGTTTATCGATTTCGTCAGAAACTGCTTCAACAACACCAGCACCTACTTCTAAAGTTGTCTGAGTAATGCTTGCCGCATCTTCAGCCACTGAAGTAACTACTTTACTTGTTGTTCCAACCGCCACATCAACTGTGTTGGTTACCAATTCTTTACCGCCGTCGATTACTGCTCCAACTGAGGCGCAACCTTGTGCAAAAATTACAAAGAAACATCCTAGAAAAATACTTTTTATATTTTCCATAGTTTCTCCTTATATAAGGTGTAATAAGCCATCTGCTATATTACATTAATATTTATCCATTAAATGATGAGAATTCTAAAATTTTAGTTTTGTTTTAAATTAAGAAAGTTTCTTTTGAATCCATTTGAAACCAGCATATATGCTTAATCCATATACTGCAAATATTGTAAGCGGAATAGCCAGATAGGCAATAGTCCAAAAATCTAAAAACA